TGCTATGATTTGCACAATGATTCGGGATCCTATGCCTTTGTGGAGGATTACCTAGGTTGGACGGTGGTAGAGTACGGCGACCCTGAGACGATCGCCTAACCGTCACAAGGGGGGTTGTAAGATCCCCCAAACCCTGCAACAATACTCTCAACCGCAACGGACTCATGCAACCTGCCCACAACGGTCAATTTCTGATCAACGATGCTGCCGCCAACGACCCTGCCTGTCAGGCGGCGATGGCGTCCTATCTCAAACAGTTAGAGCGTGAGCGTCAGCAACGCGAATGGTTTGCTAAATGGAATGCCACCCGTCCGACGGGAATCTACGGAACGTGGAACATTTCCGACCGAGACTGACTGTTAAGGTTTGTCAACAATCGGGCAGGCATCCGCAGTCTGCCCCATCCCTGCCCTAAACTACATTCAAGCGGAACAACCCCGCACAACCCCAAAGGATCATGCTCACTGGAATCGAACTTCTCAACACCGTTGACGCAATGCAGGCAGAGGGTAAATCCCGCTCAGAACAATGTCGTGCTTGTGGTTATGAAATAGACGGCAAACTTAAATTCACCGACTTCTACACTGCTATCTTAGAAGCAAAGGGCACGATTGTTCCTGCTAGTGAAACAATTGAAGCGGAGGATGCTGACAATCAGGAGGCAATTGATTCGCTGCTTGAAACTTACCCTGCCGCTGCGATTGAGGCATTCATTGAACTTTATGGGGAGGAGAATGTTGAGTCTTTCGAAGATGCTTATCAGGGAGAATTTGAGTCTGGTGCTGAGTTTGCAGAATCGCTAGTTAGTGACTGTTACTGCCTGGACATTCCTTCCTTTGTTGTAGTTGATTGGGAAGCAACGTGGGATCAACTGTATTATGATTATTCAATCGAAGATGGTTATGTTTTCTGCGATAATTTCTGATTAAGATATAAACATTACGCTTTATGAACAATCCCGGGAACCTGCCATGGTTCCCGCTTCCCATCGCCTAAGATTAGTTCAGTCGCAAACGACCCATGACCTATCCGACCCCTGACGCCAACGGCACCATTTCCTGGAATGAAGCGGTGATGCTTGCTTGGGAGAATGCCGACGTGTTTTCTCGCTTCGCTGCTGATTACGGTCACATGTATGGTGAGCGGATCGACCTAGGGGAGTTTGAAGCGTTCTACTGCGAAGTAGTGGTTAACGCCATTGCGGACCTTGTGTTTAGTTAGGGGGATCCCCCCCTTTTATGGTACACTTATCAAGCAACCGACAGGAACCCATGACCAGCAACTTTAACTACGCTTCAAAGCACGGTGATCTGATCCCCCGTCAGGGTCTTGCGTATTGTGAGGATGACAATACGTTTCAACCGTACACCTTCCACGTCAATGCTTGGGCGTGCTTGTTGTCTGACGCCCCTAAGGCGTCTCCCGTCCCTTCTAATCCAACGGCGTTTCATACGTGGGAGGATCTGATGGAGGCAATGTTCAGTTAGGGGTCAGACCCCCTACTGGCACAGGGGTGCTTGACGGGGCAGTGGGTTCGTGGTAGGCAGTGCCGCCGCCCCCGCCGCCGCCCCTGGCGGGGGTGTGTATATAAAACCACTGGGTCCCTCTAAGCTATAAAGTCTTGCTTTCGCGACCTCTTTATAGAACTCAATGTTTTTCTATATAAAGCAAAACCGAAAATAGAAATACCTGATATGCAAAAAAATCCGGAGAAAAATTTTACGACCGTAGAGGTCGATCCAGTAAGTGGGGAGTATTATGTAAAGATTCCTGAGTGGATCTTAAGTGAGTATGGTTGGTATGAGGGGACGGAAGTAAATATGGAGGTTGAGGGGGATTGTATTATCATAAGTGAAGTTGAGAGATAATATTGACTTCTTATAGATAATGCGTTATGATTCTGAATGAATCGATTCAAATTCAAACTTGATTAAGTTATGGCAAAAGGATTTACAGTAAAGGCAAAGACCCCTGTGGTACAGAAAGAAGCAGAATGGGACTTTGCACTAGCGAGAGAGATGGTAAAGGGAAAGACAGTAGTCTTTTGTCTTCCTGGACGAGGAGTCTCTTATACGTATTTGAAGAACTTTGTACAATTGTGTTTTGATTTGGTACAAGCGGGAGCGAGTATTCAGATTTCACAAGATTACAGTTCGATGGTAAATTTCGCACGTTGCAAGTGCCTAGGGGCAAATGTGCTGCGTGGACCCGATCAGAAACCATGGGATGGTAAATTAAATTATGATTATCAGTTATGGATTGATAGTGACATTGTGTTTAACAGTGAGAAATTTTATCAATTAATTTTGATGGATAAGGATATTGCAAGTGGTTGGTATATGACTGAGGACGGTCAAACGACCTCTGTGGCACATTGGATGGAAGAAGATGATTTCCGAAATAATGGTGGAGTTATGAATCATGAAACTGGTGAGAGTATTGTAAAGCGTAAGAAACCATTTACTGTTGATTATGCAGGATTTGGTTGGTTGTTGATTAAGAATGGTGTGTTTGAGCATGAGGATATGAAGTATCCTTGGTTTGCACCAAAGATGCAAGTGTTTGAATCTGGTGAGGTTCAAGACATGTGTGGAGAAGATGTATCATTCTGTCTGGATGCAAAGGAGGCAGGATTTGAGATTTGGTGTGATCCTCGCATTCGCGTTGGTCACGAAAAGACTCGCGTGATCTGATATAATGGCAGAGAAGTATACAATACTCCATGATCAAGAAATTCTTTATGAAGACTTGACGGAGGAAGAATACTTTGATATGATGGAAGACCTTTCAAAAGAGTATTACTTGAAAGGTTTTCCAGACCCCTCAAAAATTGAGACAAAAATTATTCAGGAGCATTAAGTATTATGGCAGTACGTGCAAAGGTTGGTTTGAACAAAGACGGTTTTATGCCGGGTAAACCGAAGAAGACTCGTCAAGGATGTGGAAAACATACAAAGTATGCCGCTACTTCTCGTAATGGGAAGCGTAAGATGTATCGCGGACAAGGTAAAGGTTAATATGCAAATGAGGGTCTTCGGACCCTCTTTTTTTGTCAATAAATATTGAGTAAGGGATAGCAACCCCTCTAAAAGTTCTGATTTCTTTGCAAATCAGGAGCTAAAATGGGACAATCACCTGTCGATAGAAACACAGAGTACATGAGAGAGATGTGGGGAACCACAAAACTCGTTACAGACTACTATAAGGACGATAAAATGCATGATTTTTTAGATAATCTGGGCAATCATCAGCATCAAAAGATGCTTCGTGAGATTGCAAATGATGATTTGACACCTAAAAAGCACGATTTTAAGAAACAGAACGAACTTCATGAAAAAATTCGTAATGATGAAGACTATGATGATTGGAATTATGGTACAGAACCTTATTATGGTAAGATTTCTGGGTAGTAGGTATAAATAATTGAACGAAAAGTACTCGTTCAATGGCAGTTCAGAGGGTTTCAAGAGCATTTAAGGACATTAGTTTTTCTTTTGATCCACATCCAGTGACAAAAGATCTTCCTGTGTTAACAAATGAGCGTGCGATCAAAAGATCTGTACGTAATTTGGTTGAAACTATACCTACTGAACGTTTTTTTAACTCGACTCTTGGTACAGATATTCGTAAAAGTCTATTTGAATTTGTAGATTATGGAACTGCTGCCATAATTGAGGATCAAATTCGTAATACGGTAAGTTTTTATGAACCAAGAGTCAATAATTTGAAGATTCAGGTTGATCCAAGACCTGATGATAATAGTTTTGATGTTAACGTGATCTTCGATATCATTGGTCAAGACGTACCAACACAACAATTTTCATTTTTACTAGAGGCAACACGATAAAAAATGCCTTTTACACAATTTACAAACCTAGACTTCGATCAAATTAAGACAGAAATCAAGTCATATCTGCGTGCAAATTCAAATTTCACGGATTTTGACTTTGAAGGATCTAATTTTTCTGTTTTAATTGATACTCTTGCATACAATACCTATATTAATGCATTTAATGCAAATCTGATTGTCAATGAATCGTTTTTAGATTCGGCAACAGTTCGTGAAAATGTGGTATCACTTGCAAGAAACATTGGATACATACCACGTTCCAGAAGTGCTGCAGTAGCGAACGTAACCTTTGCAGTACCAACGACTACTACAAGTTCTTTTATCACCCTTAGAGCGGGTCTGACGTGTGTTGGAGCGTTTGATAATACAACCTATCGCTTCTCAGTACCAGAGGACATTAGTGCAAATGTTGTAAATGGTGTTGCACAGTTTGGCACAACAAGTAATCCAATTAAAGTCTATCAAGGTTCATTCCTGAGTAGGCAGTTTTTAGTTAATAAGTCGATTGATCAACGTTTTATCTTAGATAATCCAGGTATCGATACATCTACCATTAGAGTTTTTGTAAAAGGAATCAATGATAATGGTCTTGGTAGAGAATATGCTGCAGTTGATAATATTTTAAATCTGAATAAAAATTCAGAAATCTTCTTACTACAAGAAGTGCAAGATGAGAGATATGAATTAT